CCCATGTCTCGGACCTTCATCCCCTCGCGAGTGCGAGACAACCCCTTCCTCACCGGGACCGGCTACATGAGCACGCTACAGGCGCTGCCAGAACCCCTTCGCAGCCAGATGCTGAATGGCGACTTCAAGGCGGGCATGGAGGACGACATCTGGCAGGTCATCCCGACCCGCTGGGTGGAGCTGGCCCAGGCCAGGTGGAAGCCCCTCTCGCCCAAGCCCGAGATGTTGTCGCTCGGTGTCGACGTGGCGCGAGGCGGCAAGGACAAGACCGTGATCTACCGCAGGCACGAGGGCTGGTGGTTCGACGAGCCCCTCGAGTACCCGGGAGCAGAGACGCCCAACGGCCCGATGGTGGCGGGCCTGGCCATCGCCGCCAACCGCGACCACAGCCCCATCCACATCGACATCATCGGCGTGGGCTCGAGCCCCTACGATTTCCTCAAGGAGGCCAGGCAGCAGGTGCTCGGTGTCAACGTGTCGGAGAAGTCGGGTGCCCGCGACAAGTCGGGGCGTCTGGGCTTCTTCAACCAGCGGTCGGAGCACATCTGGCGGCTGCGCGAGCTGCTCGACCCAGAGGCCAACAACAACATCGCCCTGCCCCCGTCGAAGAAGCTCCTGGCCGACCTCTGCGCCCCGAAGTGGAAGCTCCGCGGCTCGCAGGTCTACGTCGAGAGCAGAGAGGACATCGTCGACAGGATCAAGCGCAGCCCCGACCACCTATCCGCTCTGGCCCTCGCCTGCATCAACACCCCGAAGATGCGCAACATGCCCGGTATGTCTTCGAGGAAGCCCCGCGACTACGATCCGCTCGCTTAAGCTCGAGGCCTAAACCATGTGCGGTAACCCGCTTCGCCTTCTGTCCCCCGTTGCCGCTGTGTTCGGCGCTGCAAGCGATCAGCGCAAGGCTCTGCGCGCTCAAGAGGCTGCGCAGCGTGAGGCAGCTGCTGCCGCCGCCAAGACGCAGGCCGACGCGCAGCAGGCAGAGGCCAAGGCACAACGCCAGGCCCCCAACCTGGCCTCGCTGTTCAGGGCCAACAAGGTGGGGTCGGCTGCCGCCACCCTGCTCACAGGGCCAGGCGGTGCTCCGCTGCAGAATATGGCCCTCGGCCGCAACACGCTCCTGGGTGGATGAACATGACCCTGACCACCGAACAGATCACCCGCCTGGCCGAAGCCTGCGGCGTCCAGCGCCGCGGCCGTAGCGATGCGGTGCTGTTCGAGGCGTGCCTCCGCATGATCCGACTGAACCTGGGGTCACCAGCGTGACCGAGACCCCCAAGAAGCAGCACTACCAGAAGCGATGGTCCATGCTCGAGACCGAGCGGTCGTCGTGGGTATCGCACTGGGAAGAGCTGTCGACGCAGCTCTTTCCTCGTGCTGGCCGCTTCTCCGTGACCGACCGCAACGACGGCAAGAAGCGCCACAACAACATCTACGACCGCACCGGCACGGGCGCTCTGCGCATCCTGTCGGCGGGCATGATGTCGGGCGTCACCAGCCCCGCGCGCCCCTGGTTCCGCCTGCGCATCCCCGACGACGCGCTGATGGAGTACCAGCCCGTCAAGGTCTGGCTGGCCCAGGTCACCCGCAAGATGCAGGCCGTCTTCGGCCAGTCCAACACCTACCGCGCCCTGCACCAGCTCTACGAAGAGCTTGGTGCCTTCGGCACGGGCAACAGTCTCATCATGGATGACTTCGAGAGGGGCATCCACCTCTACCCCAACACCGTGGGCCGCTACGCCCTGGCCACCGACTTCAAGGGCAACGTCGACACGTCGTACCGCGAGCTGCAGAAGACCGCGCGCCAGCTGGTGCAGGAGTTCGGCGCTGAGAACTGCTCGTCGGCCGTCAAGAACATGGTCTCCAACGGCAACGGCGACAGCTGGGTCACCATCGTCCACGCCATCGAGCCCCGCAAGGAGCGCGACATCCGCTCCAAGGCCAGCCGCGACATGCCCTGGGCGTCGTGCTACTTCGAGAAGGGCGGCGACGGCGACAAGCTCCTGCGCGAGAGCGGCTTCGAGCGGTTCCGCGTCCTGGCCCCTCGCTGGTACACCTCGAGCGAGGACGTCTACGGCCAGAGCCCCGGCATGGAAGTGCTCGGCGACATCAAGCAGCTCCAGCACGAGCAACTGCGCAAGAGCCAGGGCATCGACTACCAGACCCGCCCGCCGCTGCAGGGCCCCTCGAGCCTCAAGGGCGAGGAGGTCGACATCCTGCCCGGCGGCTACACCGTCGCCGACACGGCCTCGGCCGGTGGCGGCGTCAAGCCCCTCTTCCAAGTGGGCCTCGACCTCAACCACCTGCTGATGGACATTCAGGACGTCCGCCAACGCATCCGCGAGGGCATGTACTCCGACCTGTTCCTGATGATCTCGCAGGCCGTCTCGACCAACATGACGGCCACCGAGGTGGCAGAGCGCCACGAGGAGAAGCTCCTGATGCTGGGCCCCGTGCTCGAGCGTCTGCACAACGAGCTGCTCGACCCGCTCATCGAAATCACCTTCGAGCGCCTGCTGCAGGCGGGTGCGCTGCCGCCGCCCCCCGAAGAGCTGATCGGCGTGAACCTCGACGTCGAGTTCGTCTCGATCCTGGCCCAAGCCCAACGCGCCATCGGCGCAAACAGCACCGACCGCTTCGTCGGCAACCTCGGCGCTATGGCCCAGATCAAGCCCGAAGTGCTCGACAAGTTCGACGCCGACCGCTGGGTGGACAACTACGCCGACCAGATCGGCGTCGACCCCGAGCTGATCGTCGGCAAGGAGGAGGTCGCCCTCGTCCGCAAGGCCCGTGCCGACCAGCAGGCGGCGCAACAGGCAGCAGTCCAGGCGCAGCAGGCCGCCGAGAGCATGGGCAAGCTGGGGGGCGTCGCCACGCAGAACGGTGCCTCGAACGCAGGGGCCGACATCATGAACCAGCTGACCGGCTACGGCTCGCCAGCGCCGTACAGCTACTAGGAGAACGACATGTCCGACGGTCCCGCACGCAGCTTCGCTGCAGTCACCCCCCACGACAGTACCGACTTCGCAGGCGGCGCTGCCGCGGCCCTCTTCGTGGGCGTCGGCGGCAACGTGGTCGTGGTCGGCGTCGAAGACAGCGATGGCGCTGTGGTCGAGACGTTCAAGAACGTCGCGAGCGGCACGATCCTGCCTGTCCGTTGCCGCCGGGTGAACGCCACCAACACCACGGCCACCGACATCAAGGCCCTCTACCTGTGAGCCAGGCCCTCGCCCTTGGTTTCGGCCAGACGACCATTTCGTCTTTCAAGGGGAGTGGCGTCACCCATGACTTCACGTCGGCCATGCCCGCTGGCTCGGCCTACACCCGCACGGGCGCGGCGACGGGCCTGACGGCGGCGGGTACGCTGACGGCGTTCGCGGAGAACGCCCCGCAGCGGACTGATCGCGGGCTGGCGCTGGAACCGGCGGCGACGAACATTCTCATCAACAGCGTGTTTGCAAACAGCGGCGGCAACAGGCCGACGAGTTGGGACGAGGGCATCATTACGGGTGTCTCAGCCCCCGTATCCTCGACCATTCTCAACACCGCTTTTTCGCAATCGGGCACCGCTCAAAGGGCTTGGTTCTCGCAGACAATCGCCCTCGCGGCGAACTCGTCATATATTTACAGCGTCTATGTCGAAGCGACGGCGGGGACGCCGGGTTCGGTGGCCTATGGCACCACGCTCCCGGCGGGCGCGTCCAGCAATGTTCTGGTAAACCCGGCGGTTGGTCGGCGGACGTTTACGCTGACGACATCAGTGTTGGCAGGGAACGGTACGATCCGCACCGGATTTGGCGCGGCAGCAAACGCCACAGGCAGCATCATTCTGTCAAACCCGCAGTTTGAGTTGGGCACGGTCGCCACATCCCCGATCTTGACGACGAGCGGGACGGCCACACGCGGCCTGCCGGTGTTCACCGAGCCGGTTCCTGCGGGCTTCACAAAGGCGCTGCTGACCTACTACGACGGCACGACATCGGAAGCCACCGGCCTGACGCCGGGCGACACGTTTGAGTACGCGGAACATGCCATCGCAGCCGGGAAGGGCCGCTTCGGCGTGTCCGAACTCGTGTCGCGCCGCTGGGCTGCGTGATCCACGCCGAACAGGCCGCCCCCTCCCACAGCTCGGAAACGCCTCATGGCTTTGACCTTCGTTCCCCCCGACGGCCACAAGCCCGACTGGGCTACAGACACCCAGTGGCGGGCCGCAGAGGCGGTCAGAGAGCACGGCAGCGTCCGCAAAGCCGCGGAGGCACTGGGCTTGGGGAAGTCATCCGTGCAGGAAGCAGCGGATCGCTACAACAAAGAGGCCGCCCGCCACGGCCACGCGCCCGGCCACTTCAACGACGGCGTCGCCCCCGGCTACCGCATGGGCAAGGTCACCGTACAGCGCGGCCCCAACGGCGTCGAGCGGGTGTGGGAGCGCCAGTCGCCAGACGCCGAGGCGCAGGCCGAGCGGCTGCTGGCTATCAAGGCGGCGCTGCTTGAGAAACTGGAGCCCCTCGAGCCCCTCGCCCCACCCGCACACACCGACGACGATTTGCTGACGGTCTACCCGCAAGGCGATCCGCACGCAGGCCTCTACTCGTGGAAGGAAGAGACAGGACAGTCCTTCGACCTGGCCGAGTTCGAGCGCATCACCAAGGCGGCCATCGACAGGCTGGTCGCCTCTACGCCCTCCTCGACCTACGCCCTCTACATCGATCTGGGCGACAGCCTCCACGCCGACAACAACGCGAGCCGCACCAAGAGCGGCCACCATCTCGACACGCACGGCCGCCACGCCGAGGTCGTCCGCGCCAGCATCCGCTGCAAGCGCCACCACATCGCCCGCATGCTCGAGAAGCACCTCTACCTCACCGTGCGGATCAACCCCGGCAACCACGACGGCATCACGGCGATCATGCTGGCCGAGATGCTGGCGCTGCTCTACGAGAACGAGCCCAGGGTCACGGTCGTCACCAGCCCCAACCCCTACTGGTTCATGGGCTTCGGCACCAACCTGATCGGCACCACCCACGGCGACGGGGCGAAGGGCAAAGACCTCCCTCTGCTGATGGCCGTCGACGTGCCCGACCTGTGGCAAGCCTCACAGCACGGCTCTCGCGTCTGGTACGTCGGCCACGTCCACCACGGCGACGAGAAGGACTACCCGGGCGTGACGGTGAAATACAAACGGACCCTCGCCGCCCCCGACATCTGGAGCCACGCAAGCGGCTATCGGTCGGTGCGCTCGATGGATGCGGAGACCTACCACCGCCTGGACGGGGAGGTCGAAAAGCACACCTGCTCGCTGGCCCGGCTCGAGCGCGGTATGTCTTCCGTTCCGCGCGCGACGTAGGTTCCCGCTATGAGCCAGGAAGACCCGACCGACTTGGAGACCCAGCACAAGAGCGCCGAGGCGAGAGCCCAGGACGCTCGGAACCGCAGGGACACTGACAAGGCCGATCTGGAATGGCTCATGGCCACGCCTCGGGGCCGCCGGATTGTCTGGCGTCTGCTCGAGGCCACGGGTCTCTACGTCTCAAGTTTCACTGGCAACAGTGAGACGTTCTTTAGGGAAGGCAAGCGCGCCATCGGTCTCGAGTTCCAGGGCAAGGTCGCCAAGGCCGCGCCGCTGGGCTTCCAGACCATGATGCAGGAGCATTTCGGACATGACTGACACGACGCTGATGACGGCCGACACACCCACCGATGAAGCCGCATCGCAGACCGCGGGCGACGTCGCCAACAACGACGCCACCGCACAGCAGCCGGTAGCCGAAGCCGCCCCGACCGATCCGGTCGGAGGCGAACAGGCGCAGCAGGCCGAAGGCGACAAGGCCGACGACGCACCCCAGGGCGCGCCAGAGGCCTACGAGGATTTCTCCGTGCCGGAAGGCGTCGAACTCGACGCTGAACTGCTCGGTGAGTTCAAGAACGTCGCCAAGGAACTCAACCTGCCGCAGGACGCCGCGCAAAAGGTCACGGACCTTGGCGTGAAGCTGGCCCAGAAGTGGGTCGCTGAAAGCCAACAGGCGACGAGCGAGATGTTCGCCGACTGGAAGGCCCGTGCCGAAACCGACAAGGAGTTCGGGGGCGATGCTCTCCCGGCCAACTTGGCGGTCGCGAAGAAGGCAGTCGACCAGTTCGGCACGCCGGAACTCCGCGAACTGCTGGACGTACACCGCCTCGGCGACAACCCGGAAGTCATCCGGTTCATGTTCCGTGTCGGCAAGGCCATCAGCGAAGACACGTTCGTGGCGGGGGGCAAGTCCTCCCCTGCCCAGGACGCAGCCAAGACCCTTTTCCCCAACATGAACTGACTGGAGAACTACCGTGGCCACCCTTGCGGATACCCACCCCACTCTGCTGGACGTTTCCAAGCGTCTGGACCCGAACGGCAAGGTCGACAAGATCGTCGAAATCCTCGCCCAGACCAACGAAATCCTGGCCGACGCCGTGTACATCGAAGGCAACCTGCCGACGGGTCACCGCTCGACCATCCGCACCGGCCTGCCTGCCCCGACCTGGCGCAAGCTGTACGGCGGCGTTCAGCCGACCAAGTCGCGCACCGCCCAGGTGACCGACAACGCCGGTATGATGGAAGCCTACGCCGAGGTCGACAAGGCCCTGGCTGACCTGAACGGCAACACCGCCGCCTTCCGCCTGTCGGAAGACACCGCCCACATCGAGGGCATGTCGCAAGACCTCGCCTCCTCGATCTTCTACGCCGACGAAGACGTCACCCCCGAGAAGTTCACGGGCTTCGCCGCTCGCTACTCCTCGCTGTCCGCCGAAAACGGCCAGAACATCAACGCCTCGGCCGCCGACGGCTCGAACTCCACCAACACCTCGATCTGGTTCATTGGCTGGGGCCCGAACTCCTGCTTCATGACCTACCCCAAGGGCTCCGTTGCCGGTCTCAAGACCGACGACAAGGGCCAGATCACCATCGAGAACGTCGATGGTGCCGGTGGCCGGATGGAAGCCTACCGCACGCACTACCGCATGGACGCTGGCCTGGTCCTCAAGGACTGGCGCTACGTCTACCGCATCCAGGTTGACTTCGCCGAGCTGACGAAGGATGCCGCGACCGGCGCTGACCTCATCGACCTGATGACCGACGTCGCCTCGTTCATCCCGAACCTGACCGGCATCCGTGGTGCCTTCTACTGCAGCCGCCGCGTTCACAGCTTCCTGCGCCGCCAGATGGTCAACAAGGTCAAGAACTCGACCCTGATGATGTCGGACGTCGCTGGCCAGTCCGTGATGACCTTCGACGGCTTCCCGGTTCGCCGGGTCGACAGCCTGCTGCACACTGAAGCAAAGGTCGCCGCGTAAGCGGGGCCCCTGGAGAACAAGACCATGATCCTCGACGAACGCAACGAGTTCGCAGATGCCGTTTCGGTGGCAGCTGCGGCAGGCACCGCCCTCATCGGCGATGTCATCGACCTGGGTTCTGCCTCGCGCGACATTGGCGCGGGCCAGCCCCTGTACCTCATCATCCAGACGGATACGGAAATCATCACCGGCGGTTCCGCCGGTACGATCAAGTTCCAGCTGGCCTCGGACAGCACGGCCGACCTGGCCACGTCCGCGACGATCCACTACGACACGGGCACGCTCGTGACGGATGACGCCGCCGCGAACGACGCCCGCCTCAACGCGGGTGGCCTGATCTGCTCCATCGCCCTGCCGCAAGGCGCGGTGTACGAGCGGTATCTCGGCATCCTGTGCGTGATCGCCACCACGACCGTGACGGCTGGCAAGATCAACGCCTTCCTGTCGATGGACCCGTACCCGGCCCAGCGCGCCTACCCTGACGCGATGCCGGTCTAAGGGGCTGAACCGTGAGCAAAGCCCGCATTGACGCACAAGGCCGACGCTTCGACGCTGAAGGCCGCCGCGTCTACGACAAGGCTGGGAAAAACACCTGGGTGGAAGCTATCCACCCGGGTGTCTACCCCGCCAACCACTTCCGCCCGGTGGGCTCGAAGTTCCAGCTCGCCGAAGGCCACGGCATCGTCGACTGGATGGCTGTTGTCGAAGACGAAGCTCCCCGCAAGGCCGCCCGGGCAAAGCCCGTTCTGGTCGCTGCGGCTGCCCCCTTCCCCGCCGAAGTGGAACAGGCCCTGGCCGAAGCCGCTGAAGCTGGCGAAGAGCAGGCCGCCCTGGTCTAGGCCAGAGATAGCCCCCTCCCCGTAGGGGTTCCGAGCCGGGGGCCCACAAGCCCCCGGCTCTTTTCTTTGAGGTGATCCCCGATGGCCTGCAGGCCTGGTGTTAAGATGTTGGCCGACCCGAAACCCTGCGCGTGCTGCGGAGAGGTTCTGCCTCGGTCTGCTTTTCGCTCGCTAAACAGCACGAGAGCGCCAAGAGCCGTTAGGCCTTACTGCCAGCCGTGCATAAACGCCAAGGCACGGGCTAGAAACAACCAAACGCCCGCCGCGGCGGACCGCAACCGCCGCCGCTGTAAGCTCAAGAAGTTTGGGCTGACGCTGGAGGATTTCGACCGTCTGGCGCAAGCTGGCTGCGCTCTTTGCGAAGCCGCCGAAGCTGGTGGAAAAGGCCGTTTCCACGTAGACCACGACCACGCCACGGGCGCGTTCCGTGGGCTGCTCTGTCACTCGTGCAACACGGGGCTTGGCCACTTCAAAGACCAAAGCGCCGTGCTCGAAAAAGCGGCGCGGTATGTGCGCCAAGGAGGCCTCCGTTGACAACTTCCGTAGCGATTGCAAACCTGGCCCTGTCGCACCTCGGCGACGACGCCACCGTCGTGAACCTCGAGCCCCCGGAGGGCAGCGCGCAGGCCGAGCAGGCCGCCCTGTTCTACCCCATCGCGCGCGACGCGCTGCTCGAGATGTACCCCTGGAACTTCGCGCTGCGCCGCACGACGCTGGCCCTGCTCGCCGAAAAGCCCAACACGCAGTGGGCCTACGCCTACGCCCTGCCCTCCAACGTGCTGAATGTGTTCGCCGTTCAGGGTGCGGAAGACGCCGACGACTTCGTCGGCACGGCCTACGGCCCGCTGGCCGCCATCAACGGGGTCAATGACTTCGAGATCGAGGGCCGCTCCGACAACACGCGCGTGCTCTACACCAACGTGGTCGACGCGCGCATCCGCTACACCGTCGCTGTGACGATCCCCAGCTTCTTCCCGCCCCTCTTCACCCTGGCGCTCTCCTACTTCCTGGCCAGCTTCCTGGCTGGCCCGGTGCTGAAGGGCGAGACGGGCCGCACGGTCGCCGCCCAGATGCTCCAGACGATGGGCGTCTATCTGAACCAGGCCCAGGTCATGGACGCCAAGCAGCGCCGCGCCAGCCGCGTCCGCGACGCCCACGTCGCCCCCTGGGTGGGGGCACGCTGATGGGTGCCACCACGCGCACCAACTTCCGCTCGATGGCCGGGGGCGAGATCACGCCCGAGATGTACGGCCGGATCGACGACGTCCGCTACCAGACGGGCCTCGCCCTGTGCCGCAACTTCATCACCCTGCCCCACGGGCCAGCGCAGAACCGCGCAGGCTTCCAGTTCGTGCGCGAGGTCAAGGACAGCACCAAGAAAACCCGCCTCCTGCCCTTCACTTTCAGCGTCTCCGACACGGTGGTCATCGAGTTCGGGGCGGGCTACTTCCGCTTCCACAGCCAGGGCGGCACGGTCCTCTCGTCGGGCAGCCCCTACGAGGTCGCCAACAGCTACGCAGAGGCCGACCTGTTCGACGTCAAGTTCGTGCAGTCGGCGGATGTGCTGACGCTGGTCCACCCCGACTACGTCACGCAGGAGCTGCGCCGCTCAGGCGCTACGAGCTGGGCCCTGGCCAACGCCACCACCGGCCCTGGCATCGACGCCCCCGCGGGCCTGGCCGTCACGCCTACCACGGCGGGGGCGAGCTTCCTGCGCAACGACGCGTATGTCGTGACGGCGACCACCGCCACGGCCGAGAGCGCGGCGTCGGCGGCCGTCACGGCGTCCAACAACCTGAGCGCCGCCAACACCTACAACACGGTCAGCTGGACGGCACGCACCGGGGCCACGGGCTACCGGGTCTACCGCCAAGCGGGCGGCCTCTTCTACCTGATCGCGGTGCTCGACGGCAACGGCTCGGTCAGCGTGATCGACGACAACCTGCCCGCCAACGGCGGCATCACGCCGCCCCAAGCCTCCGACCCCTTCGCCTCCAGCAACTACCCGGGAGCGGTGACCTACTTCGAGCAGCGCAAGGTCTTCGGCGGCTCGACGACACAGCCCCAGAACATCTGGACCACGCGCACCGGGTCGGAGGTCGACTTCAACTTCTCGGTGCCGCCGCGCGACGACGACAGCATCCAGTTCGAGATCGCCGCCCGCGACTATAACCAGATCATCCACCTGGTCCCTCTCCAAGACCTGATCGTCATGACCCAGGCGGGTGAGTGGCGCATCTCCTCCGGCGGCAACGCCCTGACGCCGGGCGGCTTCAGCGTGCGACCGCAGTCGTTCGTCGGCGCGGGCCCCGCCACGCCGATCACCACCGGCTCGAACCTGATCTTCGCCGACACGGCTGGCCACATCCGCGAGATGTCGTACCAGGACACCGCCGCCGGTTACCTGACCGGCGACCTGTCGCTGCGCGCACCGCACCTGTTCGACACCTACGAGATCGTCGACACCGCCCAGACCAAGTCGCCCTACCCGGTCCTCTGGTTCGTCAGCTCGAGCGGCAAGCTGCTGGGCCTGACCTACATCCCCGAGCAGCAGGTGTCGGGCTGGCACCAACACGACACCGACGGCGCGTTCGAGAGCATCGCGGCCGTGCGCGAGGGCACCGAGACGGCGCTCTACGCCATCATCCGGCGCACGATCAACGGTAGCTCGGTGCGCTACGTCGAGCGCATGCGCAGCAGGGCCTTCAGCGCAGCGGCCGACGCCTTCTTCGTGGACGCCGGTGTCTACTACAGCGGCTCGGCCATCAGCACGGTGACCTCGGGCCTCTCCCACCTCAACGGCAAGACCGTGTCGATCCTGGCAGACGGCGCTGTCTGCCCGCAGCAGACGGTCGTGGCGGGCGGCCTGCCAGAGGCGCTGCCCGCTGCCGCCTCCAAGATCATCATCGGCCTGCCCATCACCGCCGACCTGCAGACCCTGCCCTTCGCCGTCGAGATGCCGGGCGCGGGCCAGGGCCGACCGAAGAACGTCAACGAGGTGTGGCTGCGCGTCTACCGCAGCTCCGGCGTGTTTGCGGGCCCGAGCTTCACCAGCCTGACCGAGTACAAACAGCGCACCACCGAGGTGTACGGCGCGCCGCCCAACCTGACCACCGACGAGATCGCCATCAAGATCGGGCCGCAGTGGTCGACCAACGGGCAAATCTGCATCCGCCAGTCCGACCCCCTTCCCCTGACCGTGCTGTCGATCTCCGCGGAGACTGTCCTTGCCGGTTGAGGTGCGCTTCGCCCAGATCGCGGACGCCGACACCATCGAGCCGAACCTGCGAGGCTCCGACCGCGACGAGCTGGTCGCCGCCTCGGGGCCCGACGTGCTCGGCCAGCTGCGCGAGGCGGTCGAGCTGTCGCACGGTCGGCTGGGCCCGATGTCCTTTGTCGCGGAGCACCAAGGCGAGATCGTCGCGCTCTTCGGTTTCGTGCCAGCGGCGGCCCTGTCCAACACCGCCTACCCGTGGCTGGTCGGCACGCCCGGCCTGGGCCGTGTGCCCCGTATGTTAAACCGGCTTTCCCGCTCGTACTGTGCTGCCGTGCTGGCCGAATACCCCCTTCTGTTCAACCACGTCGACGCCCGCAACACGACGAGCATTTCCTGGCTGAAGAGGCTGGGGTTCAAGATCAGCGAAGCCCAACCCTTCGGTGTCGAAGGCCTCCCCTTCCACCGCTTTGAGATGCGAGGCCCCCTTGTGTAACCCCGCAGCCAGCATGGCCCTTCAGGGCGTAGGCGCGGCGACCTCGGCCATTGGTGCCTACGGCTCGGCCAAGTCCCAGAAGAGCGCGCTCGGGTTCCAGGCCCAGATGGCCGACATGAACGCGGAGCTGGCAGAGCGCCGCGCGCAGATCGCACTGGACCAGGGGGCCTATCAGGCACAAGAGATCGAGCGCAGCGGTGCCCGGCAGAAGGGCACGCAGCGCGCAGAGATGGGCGCGAGCGGCATCGCCCTCGGCAGCACCACCGCGCAGGCCATCGTGGTCGGCACTGACCTGGTCACCGCCGAGGACGCGCAGCAGGCGCGGATCAACGCCGTGCGCGCGGCCTGGGGCCAGCGCACGGAGGCGACCAACATGCGCAACGAGGGCCGCGCCGCCCGGGCCAACGCCAAGGGCATCAACCCGATGGGCGCAGCGGCGACCAGCCTTCTGGGCAGCGCCACGAGCATGGCGCAGAGCGCCTACAGCATGGGCATGTTCAAGGGCAACGGAGCCGT